CTTTATTCCACATATGTCTATTTGGAAAAGGAATATCAAATTCTAAATCCGTAGTACCTTGATAGTTAACTGTCTTAGATAAGACTGAACCATTAGAAGGATCAGTAGGAGGACTTTGATCACTTGGAAAAGCGAAGAAAGTAATTCTACCTCTACCCAAAGGATTTGACATAATTCTTAATTTTAGTTTTATAGTACCTCTCCAAAATCGAAAAGGCAATGTTGCTCCAGCTAAAGCTGTAACAGATATAAAAGTACTAGAATTAATACTAACAGTAGACATAGTCGGATGAATAAAGTAGTTGGTATTCTGAGCAGTCACCAACAGCAAACTTGGTTTTTTCATTATGTTTAAAAGATCCATATCTTTTTCATCGTACATAGGAATCATCTCACCTCCTCCAGAGGTTTGAGCATAGGGAGACATACTTAGATGTTGCACTTGATCACTAATATCTTCAGTAAGAGCCAAATTTCCATAAGGTCTACTTAGATAAGTCATAAATGCTTCATCAGGAGGTCTACTATATCCCATATATTCAGCCAAAGCACCACCTAATTTAAAAGCAGATGAAATAGGTCTAGCAAATGCTAATTTGGCTTGTGAAGCCAAAAAATTTGCATGCTCTATCATTGCTTGATAATTAGGCATCATAGATTCATTTATCTTCTTACCTTGAGGTATTAATAAATCAAATCCAACTTCTTCAGCACTCATAAATATTTGTAGTGGAACTGTAGTAACAGTAGTACCATAAATAGATTTAGGTGTAGTAATTGGGAAAACCTGTAAAGTCCAATCATTAAGATTGGTTGCTATCATTGGCTTATTAGCCGCAAATGGCAACTCTAATTCACATTCACAAGTTAATGAAATATCAATATACACATGAGGATAAGTTGACAATTGAGTCGCATTATATGCAATTGGTCCATATGGATTAGGATTATACTCGTCGTCACTATATTTAGTAGGTATAGCAGCTATTAAAATAAGACCTTGAAGTCCCGGTATAGGAACATAAGGAAAATGTAATTTAAGTCGCATCCTCGCTAAACTATATTGATCAATGACTGGCTTTATTTGCGGTAAAGCAAAATAAAGAGTCCAGAGATTCAGTGTAGTCTGAGCTGCTAAATCAACAGTAGCTATTTTACGAGGAACTTTAAATATAATCTTATAATCATAATTATTAACCGTGCTGACAGTATTTGATTTTTTACTTACAGTATCGTCAGCAGACTGTAATGCTACTTGTGGTTCTTGGTCGAACCTAGGCGTAGCTGCCATTTTAGAATCTAATTCAGTTGGAAAATTAAAGCACGAGGTGTCTTCAAAAACACATCGCTCAGATTTGGACGAATTAACTGATTCTCCCTGTACTAGCACACCTACATATTGTCCAAATATGTCCAGATCTATCACAGGGGCAGGAGACGTATCTCTTACTTCCCAAACTACCAACTCATCTTTTAAATAACGTTGATGGTATTCATCATAATCTTTAAGCATCAGATTATGACTAGCACATTTACTTCGAAATTCATTAAATATAGTTTCACCGTGCAAGTAAAACTCCATATAAGCACACCGCAATGCACCTATATTTCTTTCTTCCTCTGTTATCTTAATCGAAGTATAATAACAGAGACTTTTATAAATTGATTCAATACTCAAAGGAGCCATCCAATTACCATCGGACACTCTATAAATAAATCCTCTTTTCATAAAAGTACATTCAGATAAAGATTTATACCTTAAATTGCTATCCTTGTCAGCAGAAGTCATTTCATAACCATAAAGTTTCTGAAATTCCACAAAAGTTTCCAAGTCAAGTTTATTTTTGGTACTAAAAACAATATCATCACCCATACATATAAGAGTTCCATCTTCTGGACACTCTCCTAACGATATGAGCCACGCATAAAAAAATAAATTAGACGCAAAACAATTTAAAAATAAAGTGATGTCAGTGCCAGAATCCATCATTGATTCTGACATAAAAACATCATATTTTAATATAACACATCTTCTAAAAATAGATGATATCATCGTTGTAAGCGCTAAGATATCATCATCCGTATAATTACACTTACGCGCAATTCTAATCATAAATCTAATAAAATAATATTGAACTAAATCATGATGATTATCAAAAGATGATTGATCAGCATCTGAAAAATAAGTTTCGCTGGCCGGATGGAATTTAGTTAAAAAACAAACTAAATCATTCCACTCTCTACTACCTGGATTACACGTAGTATACATACCATAAATATGAGGTCTAGCGAATAAATAATTACGTATAGGCCCGGTAAGACCTTTACCCAAAAAATTTACTTCTTTTTCAGAAACATAAAACAATCTATTTTTATTTTTCCTCAGAACTTTATCTTCAGATAAACATTCATCTTTAATTGAAGCTTTCGTATATATAATAGGTATTACACCTCTTATAAAAGACTTCTTTAAAAAATGATATCTATCATGAAGAAACTGATGCATGGTAAAACTACCATCATCATTTTTCTTAAAAGCAGTTTGTTTGGTTAACCCCAATCGTTGAGATCTCCATCCAATAGCTTTATCATAATCAGTAGGTCCAAAGAAATCATTATTAGAATCACCTAATAATATTTGATTAAGAGTTAGAGGTTGTATCTTAGACATATCCTCTTTCTCAATTAAACCAAACATATAATTAAGTGCTTTCTCAAGATAATCATCGTTAGTTCTACTAACTCTACTACTATTAAATCTCTTTACATTAGACGAAATCCATTCGTCTGTTTCAGGGATATATATAGCTTTCTTAGTACTAGGCTTACAATAGGTTTTACATCTATCTCCAAATATAGGATGGAGCGAAGACCTTTGACAAGTCATAACACTATTATCAGCAAATTTAGTAGAGCCGATTGGAACTATACCACTCGAAATAACATCTTCAATTTTGGCTTGTCTATAAAACCAACCAGAATCTCCATTATTGTTAACATCGAATGACGTAATACCTTGTATTATCTTATCTTCAAAATTCATATCTTGATGCACTACAATTTTATTGTCTTTTCTGATTCTAGCTAACCCATTATCTACCATATCTTTGGTAACTTTCTGGGCTATACCATAAGAAAATCTTTCAGAAACCAATATATGTACACCAATCAACTTATCATTAGAATAAAGAGGAATACCACAATCACCTTCAACAGTAAAACATGGTCCAACCTCTGGAAACCAAGTATAATTATTATTTTCATTAACAATCCTAACTCTCTGTTTTTTAAGAACAGATACACCGTTGGGAACTTCATCAGTTAATTTATCGTAATAATCACTAAAAGTTGTTTTAAAACCTTCAACATATAACAAAGTTAAATCTCTAGCTATATCATATCGATCAGAATTTCTATATCTAACCTTTATAGTATAACCTGTCGTACCAGTTATTTCAATGTAATCATTTTCTAAGATATCGGTTGTCCCTTGATTTGGGTATACTTGCTCAAAGAAATGTTTAGGTAACATTAAAACACAAGTAGCAACAAGAAAACCATGCATACCAGTAGAATTTCTTTTCAAGAAGAACAAAGGTGAGTTAAAATAAGTAATTGACTTATCACTCACAAAAGGTAAATTCTTCTTTGAGAAAGGTTCTACATAATTACGTTCAAGAGGTACATCAATTACCTCTTTACTTAAATAACCTTGAGATGTCTTCATATAACTAACGATACCTGCTGTAACACAGGTAACAAACGTTATAGCCATAACAGACATCTTAAGCGAAGGTAAATTCCTACAATTAACATAATATCGATA